AATTTGTCGTCTGGACCCTCTGGACCGTTCCAATTTGACGCAAAAACGGGTGCTGCCTACGGTTTGGTGGGCGAAGGCTTTGATTATCGGCTTGATTTTGAGAAGTCGGCGGAGGCTGCGGCCAAGTATGCGAAGGATATTTCAAATTCCTTGGCTCCGACGCTTGGAAGACAGCCGACTGCGGGTGAAATCGGGCTTGGTTACAACCAAGGGATCGCTGGGGCGAAGGCACTATTGTCAAATCCGAACGCTTCGGCGGCGGAAGCCCTCGCTCCGGCGTACCGTGGCAACATCGATGCGGCTCGTCGTGCGATCATCAACAATGGTGGTGATCCTGATGCGCCTGCAAGCCAGTTCACTGGCAAGATGACGTCCTATTATCAAGGTCAGACGACAGAGCCTAAGACTTTGCTGGCTGGTTTGTCGGATGTGTTTACTGGTGTGGGGCAGACAACTGCTGATTTGGCTAAGGCTGCCCTGTCAGCGCCTGCAAAGTTTGCTGACACGCTTGAGTCGTTGCTTGTGACACCAGCTCAGGCGAAGGAAGCACCTTTTCCAACCCCTGTCACACGTTCATTCCAAGAAGCTGGGTCTCCTGCTGATTCATTTATCGGGTCTATGGCGGCGGCTCCTGTTGGTCCTGCTGGTAGTTTTGCTGCGCCGGGAGGGCAGCAAACGGCGGCGCAAGCAGCGTCGTCGAGTCCACAGACCTTCGGGGATTGGCTTGGCAGTTTGTTTGATACTAGTGGTCGGATTAAGGAGCTTGAAGCGCAAGGACGCACCTCAACCTATCCGACATTCGGGGGCAACAACCCTGAAGCTGATTGGACTGCTGAAGATGCGAAGCAATGGTATGCGGATCAGTATACCGGAGGCGATGTAAGCAAGGTTAGGTCCCGTATCGTGGACTTTGGTCAGGGTCCTGTAGTAGATTACTATGCAAAGGATATCGGGGAAAAAATCTTTGGCGACTTAGGTCAAGGTATTGCCTCGTTGTTTGGTGGCAAGTCCGAAAGTTCCAATAACCGAGAACTTTCTGACGAGGAATACTTCCGTATCTACGGACGTAAAAGAGGAGATTGATATGGCATACCCGATCAAGACGTTCAAAGCGCCTGCAACCAAGATCGATAACATGGTTCAAGTTATCGAAGGTCAAGGCAGCGTTCCGTTGAAGCAGATGCAGGAAGTTCCTGTTCCGGCTGCACCATCAAAGGGTGACATGAAGGCTCGTGGCTTTGGCGCGATGCTTCGGTCACAGATGTTCAAGGTCCGTTAATGGACCCTTTCACTATACTGGCCGGTGCTACGGCGATCTACAATGGCCTGAAGTCTGCGGTAAGCGCAGGCGAGGACGTTGTGGACACGGCGCACCGTGTCAGCAATCTCATGTCAGAGGTTGCGAAGGTCGTGCAGCTTGTCTCGCTGCCACGAAAGAAAAAACTGTTTCAGTCTACTGAAGACTTCGAAGCCGAGGCTATGAAGCTTTACAGCGCCAAGGCTAAGGCCAACCAACTGGCGTTGGATGCAAAGAATCTGTTTATTTCCCAACATGGGAAAAGTGCTTGGGATTATATCCAGAAACAGGTTGCTGAGATGAAAAAGGAAGCCGCCCGTCAGGCAAGGTTAGAAGCAGAAGCTATCGAAGAAGCGAAGAAAGATGCAATCTTTTTGGGTAGCATTGTTGGCGGGCTTATTCTTGCTATGGGTTTCATTGGGCTGATGCTTGTATTGAGGGCGCATTGATGGACATTCTCAAAACATTTGGACCGTTGATTGGTTCAGTTGCACCCACGATTGCTACCGCTCTTGGTGGACCCGTTGCTGGCATGGCTGTCAAAGCCCTGTCAGGAGCTTTGTTTGGTCACGAAGATGCAAGCGAAGATGAGATTAAGACTGCACTTGCTAACCCGACAGCAGACCAGCTTGCGGCATTGAAAAAGATTGATGCTGATTTCAAAGTCCAGATGAAGGCTTTGGATATTGATCTGGAAAGAATTGCTGCATCGGATCGTGACAGCGCCCGCAAGATGGCGGTCATGACACATGATTGGACCCCGCGTGTTTTGGCTATTGTCATTGTCATGTCATGGGGGATTGTGCAGTGGTTCTTGTTGCACAATGTCATTGAGCCCTCTATGAGGGAACTGATTGCTAGAGTTTTGGGAACTCTGGACGGGGCCTTAATGCTTGTTTTGTCTTACTATTTTGGTTCGGCTCACAAGCATACTGACCCTGCGAAACCTTAAAGGAATGGTCCGTGGACGGACTTCAGGTTGCTGACAGCACATTGAAATTTATCCGTCAAAGGACGGAAGAGCTTCGGGTACAGATGACAGAGGGCGCTGTACCGGACTTCCACACTTATCAAAAGCTACGTTCAAGATACGAGGCTTTTGTATCGGTGGAAGAGCATATTCGCTCTCTGCTAAAACGGAGCATGACTGAAGATGAGTGGACTGATTCTGCCTACACACGTCGCTGAAGCACGTGAAAAGGAAAAGTTGAAAGCCAAAAAGCCTGAGAAGAAACAAGAAGTTAAGGAAGAAGTTTCATCGGCTATCGATGTCACTGACACCTATGTGAAGGAAGAAGATCGGGTTCTTGACCCAACACGTCTCCCCACATCTCTCTTGGAACGTATGCCACAGCCGACCGGCTGGCGCATTCTTATCCTCCCATATCGCGGTTCAAAACAGTCAAAGGGCGGAGTTCTTCTGGCCGATGAAACGATTGAGCGTAATTCTTTGGCGACCGTCGTCGGCTATGTGCTGGCTATGGGTCCTGAGACATACGCTGACAAAGACAAGTTCCCTTCCGGCCCGTGGTGCAAGAAGGGTGATTGGGTAATGATTGGCCGCTATGCGGGCACAAGGTTTCGGATCGAAGGTGGCGAGGTCCGGATCATCAATGATGATGAAGTTATTGCTACCATTTTAGACCCCGCTGACGTCTTGCACGTCTAAGCGCGACATGGAGTGATTCATGCTTGATGAAGAAGATAAAAAAGAAGAAGTCGTCGAGGACGATGCTCAAAGTACCGAGCAAGAGTCCAAGGAAGAAGAGGTAGAGGCTGCCTCTGGCGGAGAGGTGGAAGCCTCTTCTGATAAGGATTCCGATGATGACGAGCTTTCTAGTTATAGCGAAACCGTCAAGAAGCGGATCAATAAGCTGACCTATAAAACAAGGGAAGCTGAGAGACGCGAACAGGAAGCTTTGGAGTACGCCAAGGCCGTAAAAGCCGAGCTTGATGCGATTAAAAAGCGCGAGCAAAGCCTCAACAAAAGCTTTGAAACTGAAGCTGAGACCCGTTTAAACACCCAAGAACAACTATTCCGTGACAAGTTACGGTCGGCTGTTGAACAAGGGGATACTGAGAAGCAGGTCCAGATTCAGGCTGACTTGGTCAAGCTTGAAACTGAACGGGAACGTCTGCGTAACTATCGCGCATACCGCGTTCAGGAGGAAGAAGCCAAGCCTGAAAAGAACCTCCCACCAGAACCAGCCCCACGTGTTGTTCCTGACAAGAAGGCACAAGAGTGGGCCGAGCGTAATGCTTGGTTTGGACAGGATCGTGTCATGACATCGGCAGCTTATGCCATCCATGACGAATTGATTTCCGAAGGGGTAAGCCCCTCTGGTGACATGTACTACAAGGAGTTGGACAAGCGCATGAAGGAAGAGTTCCCGCATAAGTTTGTCCAGAAGAAACCACCAACCCCAACAGTAGCTTCAGCCCGTCCTTCACAGGTGAAGAAGTCTAGTGGTGACGTCGAATTATCCGAAACGCAAAAAAATATTGCGCGTCGTCTTGGCGTTAGTTATGATGACTACAAACGGCAACTGAAGCTCGTACAGGAGAGAGCATAATGACTCGTCCGACACGCGCTGAAGAAACCCGCACCAAGTCTGAACGTCCTAAAGTTTGGCGGCCTCCGTCAACCTTGGATGCACCTCCTCCTCCGGAGGGTTTTGTTCACCGTTGGATTCGTTACGAAACCAATGGGTTCGATGACCGGAAAAATATGTCCGCTCGCCTACGCGAAGGCTACGAACTTGTTCGCGCAGATGAATACCCAGAACGGGATGATCTCCCGAGCATTCAAGACGGCAAACATGCCGGAGTGATTGCAGTTGGTGGTCTGGTTCTGGCGCGTATTCCCAAGGAATTGGTTGAACAACGCAACGCCTATTATCGTCGGATGTCCAGTGATCAAATCACTGCCGTGGATAATGATTTGATGCGTGAAAACAACCCTAACATGCCGATTCAGAAACCTGAACGGCAATCCCGTGTCACGTTTGGTGGTCCACGTACCACCTGAACAAAGGATCTAAGCAATGGCAAATACTAATGCCGCGTTCGGACTTCGTCCGTATCGTATGCTTGGAAGCGGTGTGAACTCAACCGGCGACGTCGTCTATAACATTCAGACGGCTTCGACGGCTGGTACAGCTAGCGTTATCTATCAGGGCACCCCTGTGATTCCGCTTGCCAATGGCATGATCGACATCGTCGGCAATGCTAACGGCGGTACTGTTCCGCTTCTCGGCGTTTTCATGGGCTGCAACTACATCGACCTCACGGGCAAGCCCCGTTGGTCGCCGTTCTGGCCCGGCACCGCTGCTGTGAAGGCTAACACCCAAGCAACAGCAATGATTGTTTCTGACCCTGATGCAACATTCGCAATTAACTGCGATGCGGCAGCAGCCGACTCGATCATCCACGCAAACGCAAACCTTGCCTCGGCAACCTCGGGTTCAACGACCTCTGGTCTTTCCTCGGCACAGCTTGCGGTTTCAACAGTTAACACGACCAATACCCTCAATCTCCGCATCCTCGGCTTTGTTGATACGCCGAACGATGCAGATCCTGCGGTTGCTGGCCGTATCGCTGTTGTGCAGCTTAACAACCACTTCTACCGCTACTGTGCCAACGGCACGGGCGCTGGCGTCTAAGGAGTAATGGACAATGGCAATTACCCGTTCACAACTCCTCAAAGAGCTTGAGCCCGGTCTCAACGCACTTTTTGGCCTTGAGTACAATCGCTACGACAACGAGCACAAAGAGATCTTCGACGAAGAATCCTCTGAACGTGCGTTCGAAGAAGAAGTGATGCTCTATGGCTTCGAACAAGCCCCTGTGAAAGGCGAAGGCGCAGCCATCGCTTACGATCAGGCAGGCGAAGCTTTCACGGCTCGCTACACCCATGAGACGATTGCTCTTGCATTCGCCATCACGGAAGAAGCTGTGGAAGACAACCTCTACGACAAGTTGTCGGCTCGCTACACCCGCGCTTTGGCCCGTTCAATGTCGAACACCAAGCAGGTTAAGGCTGCCGCTGTTCTCAACAACGCTTTCTCATCGTCCTATGCAGGCGGCGACGGCGTCTCGTTGGTGAACTCAGCTCACCCGACTGCAATGGGTGGCAACTGGTCGAACACGCTCTCGACGCAAGCTGACCTCAATGAAACCTCGCTTGAGCAGGCTCTCATTGATATCTCCTTGTTCATCGACGAACGTGGCCTCAAGGTCGCTCTCCGTGGCATGAAGCTCATCATTCCTCCGCAGCTTCAATTCACTGCACAGCGCCTCTTGAAGTCGGAACAACGCACCGGTACTGCGGACAACGATATCAATGCGATCAAGTCTGGTTCGTACCTGCCTGATGGCTATGCGGTTAACCACTTCTTGACCGACCCTGATGCGTGGTTCGTTAAGACCGATGCTCCGAACGGCTTGAAGCACTTCGTCCGTTCGCCCCTCAAGACCGCTCTTGAAGGCGACTTCGATACCGGCAACGTGCGCTACAAGGCCCGCGAGCGTTATTCGTTCGGCTGGTCTGACCCGCGTGGTATCTATGGCTCGCAAGGTGCATAAGTTGCACTGACCGTGTCATGACAGATTGGGGGCTGGACCTTGTGTCAGCCCCCTTTTTGTTATACAGTTTTTTAGTCCCTGACAGCCATAGTGGCTGACACACCCAATGACAGGAGACCCTAATGGGTACGACGACTTTCTCCGGTCCAGTACGCGCTGGCCCAATCAAGTTTACAACTGGCACAACCCTCGGCACAGACGTTGCTGACATTGGCGAAGTTGTTCTTTCTCAGTATCAAGCAATCACGCAAGCTGGTCCTGCTGCTGACGGCGTCTTCACGACAGACATCGTGATTCCGGCAGGCTCGACAATCACAAGCATCCAACTTTATGTTGGCGTTGTTTGGACCGGCGCAGCTTCGACTCTCGGCATCGGCACGACAGCTTCGGCTACCGCTTTGACAGCAGCAGGTGCGGTTGCTGGCGGCACACTCGGCATCATCTCTGCAACAGCAGGTGCGGATGCAACTCGTGTTGGTAACTGGATCAACGTCGGCACGACCGATGTCCGCATCAAGGTTACATCCTCAAACACGGGTTCTGGCACAGGCTGGCTCGTTGTGAACTATATTCAGCACGGCACATACGTTCCTTAATAGGAGGCCGTAATGGCTGATGCTGTAACGTCACAGACGGTTTATGACGGCTCACGTAGAGCCGTCATGAAGTTCACAAACATTTCGGACGGCACTGGTGAAAGTGCCGTCACGAAAGTTGATGTCTCAACGCTTGCTCCTTACAATGGGAATGCTTGCACGAGCGTTCAAATTCAGAAGATTCATGCGATGACAGACGGCATGGGTGTCAACATCCTTTGGGATGCGACCACCGATGTCTTATGCGCGACAGTTCCACAGAACGCATTTTATGGTTATGACTTCGCTCCTTTCAGTGGTCTTACCAATAATGCTGGTACAGGCAAGAACGGTAACGTCTTGTTTACAACTGTGGGGGCTTCTTCTGGTGACCGCTACACAATCGTTCTTGAGATGATCAAGCACTACGGCTGAGAGGCTTAAATGGTAGCCACGCGCCCACCTGCATCAATATCAAGGGTTGGAACGTATGAGCCGTTCAACCTACAAGTGGCGCGTGGTCAAATCCCGTGGCATCAAAATGTCACTGTGTTTGGGTACAACTCTGACGTCGATACATCCGTGGAAACTGTTTGGCCTTATGGTGGTCTTCTTCAATTTCCTGCCACTGCTTTACAGATGAAAGTAAGCTCAGATAACGCTAATGATGCAGCAGCGGGAACAGGCGCTAGAACTGTTTATATTGAGGGACTAGACGCTGATCATAATGTGATTAGCGAAACTATATCATTGAACGGTCAAACTGCTGTTCTTACAGCAAACTCTTATCTCCATATAAACCGAGCCTACGTTGAGACTGCGGGATCGTTATATAGCGCCGCAGGCAATATTTACTTTGGCACGGGCGTTGTCACTTTGGGTATTCCGGCAACTGTTTATGACATAATCCAGTACGACTATAACACTAGGGTTACCGGTAGTTACACCATTCCTGCTGGCTATACTGGTTATCTAGAACAAGGTCTCTTTTCTTCAGGTCAAACAGGCGGATCAAATGCAGTGACGGGTCGTCTAATGACTCGTGGCACAGACGACATTCGTCGTACAGTCGCCGTTGTAACACTAAACAATGGCGCGGCAGATTATGCTTTTGAGTACCCAGTTGTAATCCCGGAAAAGACAACGATTGAGGCACAGGCTGTCGGAGCTTCTACCAATAACGCCTGCTCAAGCATGTTTATCATTGTTCTTATTAAGAATGACGCGGGGACTGCGTGATGGCTAAAGACATGGGCATCAAAACCTCCGTGAAGTCTGGCAATTTCCGCCCCACTAAAAGTGGTGCTGGAATGACGGAAAAAGGCGTTAAAGCCTACCGTCGTGCAAATCCCGGTTCAAAGCTGAAAACAGCAGTGACCGAGGCTAACCCGTCCGGTGAGAGGGCCAAGCGCCGCAAGTCATTTTGCGCCCGTTCTGCTGGGCAAATGAAGCAGTTTCCAGAAGCTGCAAAAGATCCTAATAGCCGTCTTCGTCAGGCACGTAAGCGGTGGAGGTGCAAATGACACATGTCGATGATGGCGTGAAGCATGTATTAGATCTAGCTTCAATTACTACGGTTGTGGGTGCGTTGATGGGTATCCTTCCTTCTATTGCCGCTATTTTTACAATAGTCTGGACCGGCATTCGCATCTATGAAACCAAGACCGTTCAAGATCTCTTGAACAAGAAAGGTGGCGACGATGATGCGCTCTAGCATTGGCAAAACGCTTGCTCAAAACCGCAAGCGTAAAGCACCTGTTGGATCGAAAGCCATGCCCGGCGTGAAGGCGATGTCTTCTATGCAAACCAAGATCCCCGGCGGAACTGGCGCTGCAATGAAAAAAGGCGGCCAAGCAAAGAAGCCCAAGGTCGGAATCGCTATTATGATTGGCTTTGGAAAGAAAAAAGGTGCAAAATGAAGGATGTTTGGGACAAGCCTAGACCAAAGGGTCTCGGTAAGCCAAAGGCTCTTTCGTCTAAGCAGAAGGCTTCTGCAAAGGCCGCAGCCAAAAAAGCAGGTCGTAAGTATCCTAACCTTGTCGATAACATTCGCGCAGCGAGGAAGAAATGAAAAAGCCTTCTGGTAAGATGCAAAAAGTAATGCACGAGTTCAAAGTCGGAAAGCTTCATTCCGGCAGCAAAAAGGGCCCAGTGGTTAAGAGTCGCAAGCAGGCGATTGCTATCGCTATGTCGGAAACCCGTAAGGCGAAGAAGGGTAAGTAAAATGGCTTCCAAGATTCCGTTCCCGATGTCTGTCCCCGGTCGCGCTAAAAAGCCTGCAAAGGTCATGAAGCCTGAGGATGATGAAGTAACACCGGCTCAAGCTGCCAGCATGAGAGCAATCATGGATGCTGACAGTGCAAAGCGTGCTGAAGAATCTGCTGACGAAGACGCCAAACAGGCGTATAAAGTACGTGGATACAGCAAAGGTGGAGCCGTTCGCGGCACTGGTTGCGCTTCTAAGGGCTACGGCAGAGGGAAAATGTACTGATGTCGGGAATCACAACAGGTCTGCTTGCGGACGAAAAGGAGCTAAAGATGGCTAAAGGTAAGATGATCAAGGAAGCTGGAAGCGGCGAAATGTACGCTTCTAAGGCTGCTATGAAAAAGCATGAGGCAAAAGAGTCTCCTGCGATGGAAAAAGCCGAGCACAAGCGTGGCGGCGGTATTGCTGTGAAGGGCAAGGGTATTGCTCTTCGTGGCGGCGGCATTGCTACTCGCGGCATGGGCATTGCGCTTAAAGGCGGCGGACGGGCTAAAGGCTGCATGTAATGACCACTTCAGGGACGAAGTCCTTTGAGCTTGACGTCGCTGAGTATATCGAAGAGGCGTATGAGCGTTGCGGCATTGAGGTAAGGACAGGTTACGACCAGCGGACAGCTCGTCGTAGCCTTAACCTTGTCTTGGCTGATTGGGCTAATCGTGGCTTGAACCAGTGGACCATTGAGAACGAAACACTTCCAATGATCCCCGGTACCAACAGCTACACGATGTCTCCTACGACAATCGATTTTATCCAATCGGTTTGCCGGTTCCCAAATGGTCAGGGGACACAGTCGCAGTATGACCTCACGATGGAACGTGTCAGCCGTGAATATTACAACAATATCCCGAACAAGCTGACCCGTGGTCGTCCGGTCCAATTCTTTGTTGATCGCCAGATTTCCCCAGTAGTTTATGTCTGGCCTACGCCTGACAATGACTATGATCTGATTCTTACGAAGCTTCTTCGTATGGATGATGCGTCGGCTGGCGTAAATACAATGGAAATGCCGTTCCGCTTCTATCCGTGCCTCGCTGCTGGGTTGGCCTATTATCTGGCAATCAAGAAGGCTCCGGAGCGTGTTCAGCTTTTGAAGGCTGTGTATGACGAGGAGTTTGCTCGCGCCGCATCTGAAGACAGGGATAGGGCAGCTTTGAACCTGACTCCGGGAAGAAGCTCCTATCGTGTGCTGTCATGACACGGTTTGCTTATGGTTCCCGCGCTATCGCCTTGTGCGACAGGTGCGGGTTCCAGTATAAGTATTTGGAATTAAAGAAGGAATGGAATGGTCTCAAGACCTGCACGGAGTGCTGGGAAACCAAGCATCCGCAGTTGATGCCTATCTTCCCTCCGACTGAACCGCAGGCTCTCTATGAGCCAAGACCTTCTCGTAAGGAGCCTATGGACGTGCCGGTCAGGGATGAAGAATTTCCGTTCTTGCAAAATTCCTTGCTTCAAGGAATTACTCAGGTCGGGATTGTTACTGTGGAGATCACCTGATGGCATGGACATACGCTACGCTGGTTCAAGCCATTAAGGATTGGACCCAATACAGCGAGACCGCATTCAACGACAATATCGATCAGTTCATCCTGAATACGGAAGAAAGGATCTTGTTTAATGTCGATCTTCAGTTTTTCCGCAAAAACCAGACGGCAAATTTGACAAGCGGCAACAAATATCTGGCCGTTCCGTCGGATTACCTTAACGCATTCAGCCTGTCTGTCACCGCAAATGGATCGACAAGCTTTTTGCTTCAGAAGGACGTTGAATACCTTCAGGAATATAACCCAACAAATGCGACGGGTGTTCCGAAGTATTACGCTTTTTTCGACATCAATAACTTCATCCTCGCCCCCGTCCCAAACAGTGCCTACGGCGTAGAACTCCACTATTTCTACCGTCCTGAGAGCCTGACGACGGCGACAAGCGGGACGTGGATCAGTAACTATGCTCAGGAAGCCCTGCTCTACGGTTGCCTTGTGGAGGCGTATATCTTCATGAAGGGCGAGCAGGACCTGATCAATACCTATACCCAGCGTTTTAACGAGGCTCTGGCGCGTCTCAAGAATTACGGCGAAGGCCGTGAGGACGTGGACGCTTATCGTGACGGCCTCATCCGTGTTAAGGCTACATAATGCTTACTCAGGCCCTCCAAGTACCCACAATCTCGGTTGATGTTGTGTCATCCTCCAACGGAGGACACCCGCCGGAGTTCTGGGCAAACCGAGCTGCACAGAAGATTGTACAGGTCTCAGATACTGCTCCGCCGGTCATTGCGGAACAGGCAAGGGCCTTTCAAAAACAGGTCGAGCAGGTTATACTCTATTATATGAAACAGGCTATTGAGTGCGATAGATCGACCGTCGCCAGCCGATTGTTACAGGGATAAGGAGAAAACAATGGCGTTTTCCGGTAACTATATGTGTACGTCTTTCAAGCAGCAGCTTTTGGAAGCCGTTCACGATTTTCGGCTGTCAGGCGGTAACACGTTCAAGATTGCCCTCTACACAAATAGCGCGACCCTCGATGCTTCAACGACGGCCTACACGACGTCTGGTGAAACAACCAACACGGCGGGTTCAGCCTATACCGCAGGCGGCAATACCCTGACACGTGTCAGCCCCACTTCATCCGGCACAACGGCGTTTACTGACTTTGCTGACACGTCATGGTCGTCGGCATCGTTCACCGCTCGTGGTGCTCTTATCTATAACACAACGCCTACTACGGGTGCTTATACCAATCCGTCAGTTGTCGTGTTGGACTTCGGTTCTGACAAGACGGCTTCGGCAGGTACATTCACCATCGTGTTCCCGGCGGCAGACGCAAGCAACGCCATCATTCGTATCGCGTGATGATACATGACCGTTTCACTCAAGCACAAGTTCGTCAGTTCAGTACCGGACGACGCGGACACTAGTCTTGTCAGGCCATCTAATTGGAATGACGATCACGACCTGCTGCTTGCTACAAACAGGCTCCTTGGCCGTACTACGGCAGGGACAGGTGCTGCGGAAGAGATCTCTGTCAGTGGTGAACTGACGCTCTCGGCTGGTGCGTTGAGCACCAGCGCGAACGTCGTCACGACATCAGGAACCCAAACGCTCACCAACAAGACATTGACGTCTCCTGTAATCACAGGGGGGACGACTGTCACTGTTCCTACTGGCCTGTATGATCTTGCAAACAAGGAATACGTAGACTCGGTTGCACAGGGCCTTAATTTCCATCCAGCGTGTAACTATGCAACGACAACCGCGCTTCCAACCTACACATATAATAATGGTGTCAGTGGTGTTGGAGCAACTTTGACAGCAGTCGCTGTTGGAGCATTATCGATAGATGGCTCCACCCCATCCGTAGGCCAACGCATTCTTGTCAAAAACGAGACTCTGACAAACGCCCCCTATAACGGGGTGTACACTGTCACGACTGTTGGCAATGGTTCTACTGCATGGGTCATGACCCGTGCCACGGATTACGACACGAGCGGCGCTGGTACAAATGAGGTTGATCAGGGCGACTTTATTCTTGTCCTTTCTGGGACTTCAAATGCCAATACCTCGTGGGTGCAACAGACACCTCTTCCAATTACCATTGGAACAACGGACATCGTATTCATTCAGTTCGGTGCAGCAACATTTTATACTGCTGGTACCGGTCTCACTCTTGTTGGAAATCAGTTCAGTCTTACAAATCCTGTCGCCACTAATCTTGGTGGTACAGGGCTTACAGGCTTTACTGCTGCCAACAACGCAATCTATTCGACATCAGCTTCTGGGTTGACCGCAGGAACACTTCCGATTGCTGCTGGCGGTACGGGTCAAACATCCGCGTCTGCTGCGTTTAATGCCTTGTCGCCCGTGACAAGTACCGGCGATTTGATTATCGGGAATGGTGCGAATAGCTCAACTCGTTTGGGTATCGGCACAAACGGATACGTTCTCACGTCTGATGGGACTACCGCTACGTGGTCAGCGCCTCCAGCAGCAGGTGTGACATCTTTCCAAACATCGCTCAATGGTCTAACCCCTTCAACGTCTACGACAGGGGCGGTGACGCTGGCTGGTACTCTTGGCGCATCATCCGGGGGCACGGGCCAAACAACATATACAACAGGTGATGTTCTTTACGCCTCCGGCGCAAGCGCACTTTCAAAACTTGGAATTGGGTCCAGTGGTCAAGTTCTCACTGTCGCCGGTGGGGTACCGTCTTGGGCTACACCTTCTGCGGGTGGAGCAACAGGCGGCGGGACAGATAAGGTTTTCTGGAATAACGACCAGACTATAACGACAAGTTACAGTATTCCGGCTAATACAAATGCTGGTACGTTTGGTCCAATCACGGTTGGGTCTTCTGCCACTGTGACGATTCCTTCTTCATCGACTTGGACGGTGATTTAATATGGGTAGCGTAACAATTAATGGCTCAACATCTGGATCAATAACTGTTGCTGCACCGGCTGTCGCGGGCAGCAACACGCTGACGCTTCCCGCCGCTACAGGAACCGTTATTACAACTGCATCATCTGCTGCTCTTCCCGTTTCAGCAATCAATGCGACGGGAACACCTTCAGCAAGCACATATTTGCGTGGTGATGGTGCATGGGCTGGTGTTTCAGGGCAGCTTATCCGTGCGCCGCAGATTCTTACATCCGGTACATCATACACCACGCCTGCTGGCTGTAATAATATCTTTATTGAAATGATCGGTGGCGGCGGCGGCGGTTCTGGCAACAATCGCACAGATACGAGCGCGGCTACTGGCGGTGGTGGGGGTGGAGCGTCCCCGTATGGTTCTGTTTATGTTGCAGTGACTCCTAGCACATCATACACATATGCGATTGGAGCAGGTGGCGCTGGCTTAAGTGGCACCGGAACGGCAACAACTGGCGGAACAACATCAATCACGATTGGTGCAACAACATACTCCTGTTCAGGAGGGGTTGGAGGCAATACAACTGGTAATAATAATAACGGAACTGGTGGCGCTGCTGGAACTGCAACAAATATGAGTGTTACAATTACTCCTATTGCTTCAACATGCCCTGCTGGTGGGAGTATTTCTTGTCCACTTGGGTTTGGTATTGGTGGGATGAGATTTTTCTTAACCCTTGGGTTAAATGGCGGAACGACAACGGGGCAGGCTGGAATAGGTTGGGGAGCTGGCGGTGGCGGCAGTTGGAACCAAACTGCCACAGGTACGACCACTGGCGGTGCAGGAAGCCAAGGAATTATACGCATCTGGGAGTACACCTAATGCGCTGTGCAGTTGTTAATTCATCAAACATTGTTATGAACATTATTGTGGCTGATCCAATGGTTGATCCTGCTCCTGAAGGCTACAAACTTGTTGGCTTGCCTGAGGGTTCACCCGTATCTTTTGGATGGTTGTATGATCATTCTACGGGTCAATTCACGTCTCCTGCTGAAGGAGCCGCATAATGACGGCAATCCTTAAAACCACAATTATCCAAGATCCGTCGTCATCGAGCAGTAATATTTTGCTGGATGCTAGCGGCAACGTAAATCTTGCTCAGACGCAGGGTAATGTGAATATCAATACCACCGGCGTGTCAGCAAAACTGTATGTGCAAGGTAATAGTGCATCTAATATATACGCCCTGACAGATGCGTCATCGATCTCTGTTGACATGTCACAGGGCAATAATTTTAGTGTCACCCTTGGTGGTAATCGCACTTTAGCAAATCCAACAAACATGACCGTTGGACAGTCCGGCGTGTTCTACATCACACAGGATGGAACCGGATCCCGTACATTGGCCTACGGTAGCTATTACAAGTTTCCGAATGGTGGTGGAGCACCTGTTTTGACCACAGCAGCCTCGGCAGTTGATGCCTTATTTTACACTGTTCGCTCATCAACAAGCATTACAATTAATTACGTTTTGAACATTGGGTGATACATGGGCCTGCCAAGTAACACCAACGCTCTTCAGAACGGTTTCTGGCAAGGCTACACTGTGGATCGTAGCTTGCGTTTTCGTGCGTCTGCCACAGCCTATCTAAATAGAACTCCGAGCGTAGCTAGCAACCGTCGCACTTGGACTTGGAGTGGATGGATTAAACGCGGAAGTCTTAGTTCACCTCAATGGATTTTTGATGCTATTCAAGACGCAAATAACTTCACTGCCTTTTTCTTCAATGCCGACAACACTTTTGGCATCCAGTATGTTTTGGCAGCAACATCAAAAGTATTGAAATATACCACTCAGGTTTTTCGAGATCCGTCAGCTTGGTATCATTTGATAGTTGCTGTTGACACAACTCCCGCAACTCCAACATTTAATGTCTATGTAAATGGCGTTCAAGTAACATCCTTTGGAACTAATACAAACACTGTTTCACAGAATGAGCAGTTGTTTGTGAATAACACCCTTGTCCATAATATTGGCCGATACGGTGGTGCGGCTAACTATTTTGATGGCTATCTTGCCGAGGTTAATTTTATAGACGGACAGTCTCTTACTCCGTCGTCTTTTGGTGCCTATGATAACACTGGTGTCTGGGAACCTATAAAATATACAGGTTCTTATGGAACAAATGGTTTCTATTTACCTTTTAGAAACACGACATCAACAACGACGCTTGTTGCTGACGCCTCGGGTAACGGAAATAACTGGACGGCTAACAACATTTCTTTGACCACCGGAATGGGGAAATATTTAGGAAATATTTCTGGTTCTTTAGACTTGTCAGCCGGGGGCTCTCCAAGTTCTATGTTCAAAGGCTCTATTGCAGCGCCCGCCGTCTACCCGGCTGCGGGAGTAACAGCAACCTTAACTCCGTATTCACCAATTTCATTTTCATCTAGCGCAAGGGTTTATGTTGGTATTGACTTAAACGGACCTTCGACAGGTCTTGTAGTTAACTCAACAAATTTTGGCGCTGGTGGCGTTGCTAACAACAGCAATGGGTGGGTTACAGTTACTTCCGCAGGTTCCCCAATAACAACAATGTCTTGGACGAGAGCGAGTGCTGGCAGCCAAGGGATGCGTATCTTTGCTGTTGAAATTGACGGTGTAATCTTAATTGACAACGTAATATACGGTGCATCCTATGACTCAATGAATGATTCTCCCACTTCTGCTGGGAGCCCGTCAAATTATGCTGTATTTAATCCAAACGATAAAAGTAGCAGCATCACAACATCAAGCGGAAACCTTGCTGCGACCCTTGGGGTTGCTGGATGGGTTTCAATTAAAGGATCGTTCGGGGTATCTTCCGGCCAGTGGTATTGGGAAGTGCTATACTCTTCAGGCGCTAATATGTTTGCTGGTATAGGAACCTCTGCAACAACCCTTTCATCATACCCGGGATCAACTGCTGACAGCTACGGCGTACAAGCAAGCAACGGTAATAAGTATAATAACGCAGCAGCCACTGCGTATACTTCTGCGATTGCAGCAACAGACGTTGTTGGCATGGCTTTTGACGCTACTGCTGGAACTCTTACATACTATAAAAACGGTGCAAGCCTTGGCACGGCATTTACTGGCATTCCATCAAACACATATTTCCCTATGTTTGGATGCGACAACAACACCATTCAGATTAACTTTGGACAGCAGCCTTTTTATTACACGCCGCCAACAGGATTCAAGGCGCTAAATACTTATAATCTACCAGCCTCTAGTATCTTTAATGGCGCACAGCATTTTGGTGTAAATCTTTATACTGGCAATGGAACGAGCCAAAGTATTGTAAACAGTGGATCTTTTCAGCCTGACTTTGTTTGGATTAAAAGAAGAAATACTGCTGCGGATCATGTATTGTATGATTCTGTAAGAACATTAGGTTCCTCAATATCATCAAATTTAACTTCTGCTGAGCCAAGTGTAACCAACGGTTTGCTCACATCATTTAATAATAATGGGTTTAGCGTAGCTGTAGTTAGCGCGAATAATTCAACTAATGGCAATTCTGATACTTATGTCGGTTGGCAATGGAAAGGCGGCGGAACTGCTGTAACTAACAATAGCGGCACTATCTCATCTCAGGTAAGCGCGAACACTAGTGCGGGATTTAGTGTCGTTACTTATACAGGAACGGGTTCGGCGGCCACAATCGGTCACGGTCTTGGCGTTGCGCCACAAATGATTATTATTAAGAAAACAAGTGCAACAGACAACTGGGCTGTGTATCACGTTTCTAACCCCTCCCCTGCGGCATCTTATGCGTTAACATTAAATATCACGGCAAATGCCGGGTTGAATACTACATATTTTAACGCAGTAGCACCGACATCATCGGTATTTTCAGTAGGCACTGCTGCCCAGACAAATACAAACGGTGCGACCTATGTTGCATATTGTTTTGCTGCCGTGAATGGCTATAGCGCATTTGGATCTTATGCTGGCAACGGCTCCGCGACGGACGGCCCATTTGTGTACACCGGATTTCGTCCAAGATTCATTCTTGTGAAGAGGTCTGTAGGGGGTATTGCGAGTTGGGCAACTTTTGACACTTCCCGTAGTCCGTTCAATTTATCTCAGGCCCCACTTTATCCAAACCTAACAAACACTGAGGCGACCGTATCATTTGGTGACATTCTGTCGAATGGATTTAAGTTACGGGCAACTGCCGGGGAAATGAACGGATCCGCTTCAACATACGTCTACGCAGCATTCGCTGAAAACCCATTCTCTATCGCAAGAGCGAGGTAAAAATGTTTATTCTAGGAAACCAAGTTCTTCGGATTGATCAGGCTTTTACGGGGCTTGATGGAACACAATATCCAATGAACTGGCTTCGCCTCACGACGCTTGAGGAAAAAGAAGCCATTGGCATCAAGGAAATAACTGATCCAGTTCGACCGGATGATCGCTTTTATTATGTCGATGGTAACAATATTGGAACACCTCGGGACCTCGCATCACTGAAGGCTGACTGGAAGGTCAAGATTAACGAGACCGCTTATGCGATGCTTGCTCCGACGGATTGGTATGTTGTCCGAAAGGCTGAGGGTGGTGCGGACATTCCAGCTAGTGTTTCAGCCTTCCGTTCAGCAGTGAGAGCTGCGGCGGATTCCAATCAAGCGGCTTTGAACAACGCTGCGGATTTTGATACATTCGTGCAGGCCACGGCGGCCTTGGTTTGGCCGGTTTTTGAGGGGGGCAACTAATGCCTGTAACCATTAACGGAACAACTGGTATTGCGGTTGTAGACGGCACTGCTGGCACTCCAGCAGTTCAGGGAACTGACACCAATACAGGAGTTTTCTTCCCTGCTGCGGATACGGTTGCTATTTCGGCGGGTGGTACAGAGGACTTTCGTATTGGTCCCGCCGGTCAAATCGGTCTTCAGGGAGCAAACTATGGCTCTTCCGGGCAGGTTTTAACTTCAGGGGGATCTGCTGCTGCGCCGTCTTGGACAACGATTTCGACAACCGGCGCTGCTGTATCAAATTATCAAGTGTTTACGTCGTCTGGCACATGGACTAAGCCGTCTGGCTTGACCGGAAATGAACTGGTTATCGGCTGGCTTTGGGGCGGCGGCGGCGGTGGCGGCACTTACGGCGGCAGCAACGGCGGGGGTGGCGGCGGTGGCGCTTGCCTTATGTTTCAGCTCCCCGCAAGCACTTTTGGCGCAACTGTTTCTGTAACGGTTGGTGCTGGTGGAAGCGCACCGGGCGGCGGCGGAAACACTTCTTTCGGCTCGTATACCGCCTATGCTGGCGGCGGCGGCAGCAGCGGTTCAACAACTGGCGGTGGTGGCGGGGGTTTAAGTAGTGCTGGGAGCAACGGTAGTGCTGGTGCTGGTCCGGGACCGGCGGCGGTTGCTCAGGGTGGAACCACAGGTGGTGTGGGAGGTAGTTCAATCTACGGCGGTGGTGGTGGCGGAAATAGTGGCTCCAACGGCGGTAGTTCAATGTTTGGCGGCGGCGGTGGCAGCGGTAACGGCAATCCGGGCGGCACGTCTATTTTTGGCGGTGCAGGTGGGACAGCAAATGCGGCTGGTTCAATTCCCGGCGGAGGCGGCGGCCAAAGCGCATCGGGCGCGAGAGGCGAAGTCCGTATTTGGGTAACACGTTTAACAACAGCGTGAGGGTATAATGGCTACATATGCAGTTATCACTTCATCCACAAATGTCGTTCAGAACATTATTGAATGGGATGGAGAGTCGGAATGGTATCCTCCTGAAGGGTCATTTGTAAAACTTCTTCCAAATGGCGTTGGTATGGGGTTTGTTTATGACCCATCCACTGATACATTCTACGACCCTACCCCGCCCCCTCCGCCTCCTAGTGAGTAATCTGTGGCAAACGCATTTCAAGGCAATGCTTTTCAAAGCAACGCATTTCAGGCCGGGATAAGCATTAATGTTTTTCCCACGGGCCTTTTTGCGACCGGCCTTGTTGGCGATGTCAGCGTCCAGACAGAACTAAATGTTGACGTCACTGGCGTTGTTGGTACTGGACAGGTTGGAACAGTACTCGCTGCTAGCGATGTCAGCATTTATTTGACCGGCCTGACTGCTTCTGGGGTTGTTGGTACTGTTTCCGCAGTATATGGGGCCAGTGTCTTCCCAACGGGGGTTGTTGGGACAGGTTATACAAACGATGTTTCCGTAGTTTTCAGCTCCAATGTCTACCCAGATGGAGTGCAAGGAACGGGCTATGTTGGAACTGTAACCACAGTCTATGATGCCAATATCTACCCGACAGGTCTTGCCGCGACAGGTTTTGTTGGAAGTGTAGACGTACTCTATGACGCAAATGTTTATCCAACAGGTCTAGAGGCCACAGGATACGTCAATGGCGTAACCATTGTTTTTGATGCCATTGTCTACCCTGATGGTGTATCTGCTAGTGGTTTGGTTGGTACGGTTGTCCCAATCTACGACGCTTATGTGTATGTCACTGGCGTACAGGCGACAGGGCTTCCCGGGCAGGTTTTGGTTTGGGGGCAAATCGTACCCAATCCCGGCTCTAGCTGGACTGATATTGCCCCATCACCGGGTTCGATATGGACTCCGATTAACGCGACACCGGGTTCGATATGGACTCCGATTGAACCTAGCTGACATAAAGAGTATACTGCTTTTGCACGTAAGAGGGCCGTTTCATGACCAGTACCTATTCAACCAATCTCAAATTAAATCTGATGGGTACAGGCGATCAGTCCGGTACTTGGGGCTCTACAACTAACACAAACCTCGGCACCCTTATTGAAGAAGCAATCGTTGGTTATGTTACGCAGGCTGTTGCTGACAGCCCGACGCCAACAACGCTTACGATTCCCAACGGGTCTTCTTCAAACGGTCGTAACTATGTCCTTGAATTAACAGGGGTTTTGACGGCAAATCGTACAGTCGAGGTTCCGGCAGTTGATAAGCCGTATATATTCTACAACAACACAACAGGTGGTTACTCTGTCACTGTCAAGGTGTCAGGACAGACCGGTGTCACGATCAAGGCTGGCAAGAAGGCGATTGTATACACAAACTCGACTGATGTGATCGAGGTTGCCAATGCACCTGTCACCGAAGACGGAGCCCAGACGCTCACTGGAAAAACCATAAGCGGTTCCTCAAACACTTTCAGTAATATCCCGTCTTCTGCCCTTTCCGGAACACTGACTGTAGCGGCAGGAGGCACCGGACAGACGACATACACAGACGGCCAGCTTTTGATCGGCAATAGCACTGGCAATACGCTGGCAAAAGCTACGCTGACAGCGGGGACAAATATCTCTGTAACGAACGGCAGCGGCTCAATTACCATTGCCGGATCATCGACACCCACTCTTACAAGCATCACTGCTTCTGGAGGCAGCCTTGCTGTGACAGGAAAGCTCGCGCCAACAGGCGCGATAACTCCTCGTGTCAGCTCTTTATCCGCGCCGTCATCACCCCTGTCTTGGAACAGTGATTCCTATGATCAGTTTGACATTGAAGGATTGTCTGTAAATTTGACAATCAACGCTGATTCCGGAACCCCTTCTGACGGCCAGCGGGTTGTTTTCCGTATCCGCGATAACGGCGCTGCTCGCACACTTACGTGGACAACGTCTGGCGCGAAATCTTTCCGTGCGATTGGTCTCTTTTTGCCGACAACGACTGTATCAAATAAAGTTACGTATGTCGGAGCGATATACAATGCGACCGATGCGTACTGGGACGTTATTGGAACTGCAACACAGGCATAACTAATGCTGTTTCTTCCTGAAATACCTGAGTCGCAATGGCGTACACCATCTCAGGCTCAACCAAAAGACGAGTTTGGAAACGAGAATAAAACCCGTTTTCATATCTCTGCACGTCTGAATGATGGGCATCTTGTCTGGCGCGGCTGGTTTGATGATCGCAATGACGCGGACGCTTTTTTGTACGCGATTGCCACTGACACGCTTCACCTTCAACCTGCTCTTTGGCGTCTCGCTACACCAATGTGGATGCCGGGCATGGGTGAGCAGCTAGCGTATTACTTTGCTACGACATCCTATCTTTCGAACACCGCAACAACCTCATACACAACGCCTGCTGATTGGTCTCCAACAAACACGGTTTATTGCCTTGGTGGCGGCGGTGGCGGTGCGGGGGGCCGTACATATAATTCCGGCGGTGGCGGTGGCGGTGGCGGTGGATTTTCTATTCTTACGAACTCTTTGGCCGTGGCTCCCAATACGACAATTACGGTACAGATCGGTGCTGGCGGCTCACAAGGTAATGCCTCTGGTGGTAGCGGTGGAACAGGTGGCAGCACTTGGTGGAATGGGGCAAGTCTTGCCACCAGCACCGTAGGTGCTGCTGGTGGTCAGGGCGGATACTCTGGTGATGGTGGATATGATCGTGCAGATGGTGGTCAATCGTCATCTGGCACAGGAACCACAAAATACTCTGGGGGCAACGGCGGTCGTCGCAGCTATGGTGGCGGCGGCGGTGGCGGCGCTGCTGGTCCTAATGGGGCAGGAAACAACGGGTCTGATTCCAATCAGGGAACGGGCGGCACAGGTGGATCCGGTGATGCCGGTTCCGGTGGCGCAGGTGGCGCAGGTGGCAGTAACGGAAATAGCGGTTCTGCCGGTAGTGCTGGCACCGAACTTGGTAGCGGTTACGGTTGCGGCGGTGGCGGCGGTGGCGGCGGTGGCGACAATCAAGGACCGGGGGCACTTGGCGGCCTATATGGTTCTGGTGGCGGGGCTGGTGGTCAATCTACTGGTGGGTCTTCAAACGGTGCCGCCGGTCGTCAAGGTCTGATTGTTGTTACGTACACAGCAGGCGCAAGCAGTGGTTTCTTAATGCTGTTTGGAAGGTAAAATTATGCCATTACAGAAACTCCAGTTTCGTCCCGGTCTTATTAAGGACGTGTCGTCGTACACGAACGAGGGCGGCTGGTTTGACTGTAACATGGTGCGTTTTCGTAACGGCTTTCCGCAGTCCGTGGGCGGATGGCAGAAATACGCCACCACTCAATTTCTAGGCACCTGCCGTGAACTGAACAACTGGATTGCATTAAGCGGTGCCAACTACCTCGGGATTGGTACGACGTGTAAGTTCTATATCGAAAGCGGTCAGGAGTTGTTTGACATTACTCCCATCCGTGAGACCGCTGTTCTTACAAATCCTCTGACAGCAACAAGTGGAAGTGCTGTCATCAACGTCTATGATGTGAACCACGGCGCGTTTACCGGCGACTATGTTACGTTTTCTGGTGCAACGGGTCTTGGCGGAAATATCACCGCCGCCCTGCTCAATAAAGAACACCAAATCACATTTGTGATTGATGCCGACAATTATCAGATTACAGCTTCTGCAACAGCCAATGCTTCTGACACAGGCAACGGCGGCACTGTCACGGCTGCTTATCAGATCAACTCTGGTCTTGATACACAGGTCGGTGGTACGGGCTGGGGTGCAGGCACATGGGGTCGTGGTGGCTGGGGTTCAGCAACAACGCTCAGTGTGGGCAATACTCTTCGTCTTTGGACCTCGGACAATTTTGGCGAGGACTTAATCTTCAACGTACGCGACGGCGGCATCTATTATTGGGATGCAACTGCTGGCACGGGTGTACGTGGGGTGGAACTTGCTTCACTGTCCACGGACCCATCTTGCCCGACAATCGCCACACAAATCATTGTTTCGGACAATGATCGCCACGTTATTGCCTTTGGTCCAAACAACTTCATCAATAACGACGGCAGCATCAATCCGCTGCAAGATCCCCTCTTGATTCGGTTCAGTACACAAGAAGATCCGACAGTCTGGACACCTACTGCTACAAATAGCGCGGGCGATCTTCGTCTCGGTGCCGGTACGCACATCATTCGTGCCATCGAAACCAAGCGTGAAATTCTGGTCTGGACTGACTTGTCGCTTTACTCTTTGCAGTTCTTGGGTCCGCCATACACCTTCGGCATCAACCCGATTGCATCGAACATCACATCGATTGGTTATAACTGTTACGCCACCGTCGAAGACAATGTCTTCTGGATGGGTATGGGTAAGTTCTACATCTACAATGGTAGAACGGACGAGCTTCCATGCCCCATCAAGAACCATGTGTTTACGAACATCAACATGGATGAGACCGACAAGGTCTACGCTGCGGTGAACTCGGAGTTCAACGAGATTACGTGGTTCTATCCGACGGCGGATTCGTCGGAAAACAACGTGTATGTCACCTACAACTATGCAGAGAAGGCATGGTCGTATGGCACTCTTGCGCGTACAGCATGGCTTGATCGCGGCACAAACCAATATCCGATTGCCGCTTCTCCAGATCGCTATCTCTACAACCAAGAACTTGGAACGGATGATGGCAGCGCAAACCCTCCTGTTGCGATTCACTCTTATATCGAAAGCTCGCCGTTCGATATCGGTGAGGGTGAGCAGTTCTCGTTCATTCGCCGTATCATTCCTGACCTGACATTCATCAACTCAACAGATAGCCCGCAGGCTACAATGACGTTGAAGATGCAGCAATTCACGGGATCGAACTACAGCAGCAGCAACTCAGGCACTGTAACCCAAACCGCTACAGTTCCGGTTGAGCAATTCACGACACAGATTTACACTCGACTGCGTGGTCGCCAAGTAACCTTTAAGGTTGAGAGCAACAAGGTCGGAACAAGGTGGTCTTTGGGTTCGCCTCGTATTGATATTCAGCCGGACGGCAGGCGCTAATGGATCGCAGGATATCACTTCCGGTATTCGGTCGGGCACCAAACACGTATGTCCCGCAGTTTATGGACGACGTTGTCAGGATGCTCAACATTCTGACAACCGTTCTCAGAAACCCCGGCGAAGGTCGTCAGACGACGTTGGTGTTGACCGATTTGCCAACAACCGACTACGGCCTTGAGCCGGGATCTTTGTTCGAAGTTGATGGAACGGTGCGTATCTCGTTGCAAAACAAGCCTTACGTTGTGGGCTTGTCTGCGACAGGTGGAGTTGGAACGGTCTCGGTGACAGTCTAATGCTTGTCTTCTGAGGCTTAAAAATGTATTGTGGGTGGGCCTAATAACAGGTTCGGCCCCTGCCACAGCATATACATTATAGGTGAGCTATGGTGCAGGGAATAATGGGTCTCAATTCAGCGCAACCGCCGCAGGCGGAAGGTGCTTCTCCGGATGCAGCCAACGCCTTGAGCGGGGGCTTCAATAACCTGTCACCAGACGAAATCACAAAGCTTCAAGAACTTCAGGACGATCTGTCAGAGCTGTCACCTGACAAGCTTAAGGTTCTTGAGCAAATTATTCAGTTTTTGAAGAAGAACCAAGACCGCTACGATGACGCGGTCCGTATGCTTGTCAGCAAGGGCGTCCTTGAGGCAGGCGATCTTCCTCCTGATTACATTCCGGCCTTCTTTGAAATCCTTGAAAAGATGGTCCAGCAGGCCATGTCCGGGGGCCGAGAGCAATTTGCCAAGGGCGGCATTGCATCGCTCCGCAAAAAGGCCAAAGCTGTCCAGAAGGCGGGCACGGGCGGTGACAAGATCCTCGCTCACATCAACCCTCGTGAAGCAGCTATGCTTCAGGCGACTCGTGGCGGCGGCATGAACCCCAACACCGGTCTTCCGGAGTATGGGTTCTTTGATGACATCGGTAATTTCTTGAAGCAGGCGGCTCCCGTTGTTCTTCCCGTGGCCCTTGGCTTTATGGGTGTTCCTCCTGTTTTCGCAGGCGCAATCGGCTCTGGTGTTGGCGCTTTGATCAATGGCGCTTCTCCTGACAAGGCACTGCAATCAGCTCTGATGGGTGGCGTTACTGGCGCAGCATTCAGTGGTGTCCAAGGCATGATGGGCGGCAAGGGCTTCATGGAAGGCGTGTCACAGGGCTTCAAGCCTGCGACTCAGGGCATGTTCTCTGATGCTTTTGGCGGATATCAAACATCCACTGCTCCGACGACGGCGGCCCCTTCTCAAGGCGGCCCGATGGCTGGAGCAAACGCTCCTCCTGCACAAACAGGAGCGCAGCCGGGTATGCTCGCAAAAGCAACTGATTGGATGTCACAGCATCCGTATATGACAGCAGGCATCGCTGGTCTCGGCGGTGCGGCACTGGCTTCTGCAATGCAGCCTGATCAAGTCGAGGCTCCTTCACTTCCTCCGGGCGCAACTGAAGAACAGATCCAAAGAGCGAGGTTCCCTGCCGGTGCATTTACGCAGCGTGTTGCTCCTCGCTATAACTTCGTTCCGACGATGTATGCTGCAAAGGGCGGCGAACTTGATGCCCGTATCGGCGGTCATTTGAGTGGCCCGGGCACAGGAACAAGCGATAGCATTCCCGCTCGTTTGAGCGACGGTGAATTTGTCATGACAGCAAAAGCTGTCCGTGGCGCAGGAAACGGCAGCCGTAAGGCAGGTGCAAAGAAGATGTATGCTCTTATGCACCAGTTTGAAAAGAGGGCCTGACAATGGCTGATACGACGACACAGACCTATATCACCCGCGAACCGGATTGGATGGAAGCATACCGTCGCGGCCTCATTGAGGACGTGAAAGGTGTAACCGGTACAGCTCCGGCGCAACTTCCTGAATACCAAGTCGCCGGTCTATCGGGTCAGCAGGAACGTGCTTCTCAACTGGCATCACAAGGCATCGGCGCATATCAGCCATTCCTGCAACAAGCCAGCGGCATGTTGAGTCGCGGCTCAGAGATGATTGCTGGCGGCGCACAGGCATACGATCCAAACGCTGTCACGGCATATATGAATCCGTATCAGAAGCAGGTTACGGATCAGGCCATTCAAGAGATGAACCGTCAGGCTGCTATTCAGCAGCAAGGCGTTGCCGCGCAGGCCGCAAAGGCTGGTGCGTTTGGTGGCTCTCGCTTTGGTATTCAGCAGGCCGAACTTGGTCGCAATCTTGCCGATGTCCAATCAGCACGGATCATGCAAGACTACGCACAGAACTACAGCCAAGCGCAGCAGGCTGCGATGAACGCATTCCAAAACCAGCAGGCTCGTATGCAGTCAGCGGGCCAAGGACTTGCGACGGTCGGTCAGGGGATCGCTGGTCTCGGTCAGCAGACCTCGGCCCTTGGACAAGGTGATGTTTCATTCTTGTATAACATGGGCGCTAACATGCAGGGTCAGCAGCAGAAACTGCTTGACGCACAACGCATGAATCAAGCGATGATGAATGCTGAACCATATCAACGTCTGTCGTACTATGCTGACATCTTGAACAAGACGCCGTCTGGTCAGATGGGTATGACAGCAACAACACAACCTACGCCCAGCCCCTTCTCCCAGATTGCGGGCCTTGGTATTGCTGGCCTCGGCGCGTACAACTTGGGTAAAAATGTGTGGGGAGGCCAATAATGGCGTATGATCCCGTTCTTGATCGTGAGATGTTCCGCGCCAAGTCAAAAGGCGTGGAAGAACTGCGTAACACGGAAGAAAGCGAGAGCGTAAGGGCTCGTCGTGAGCAGGCGCTTGCGATGATCGAGGCGGCAAAGCAGAAGTTTGATCCAGCCAATTATCAGACGCTGACAGAACAAGATCGTCCGGGTGTATTCCGCCCGGTCGCTGTCAACATCCCAGCACAACAGCAAACTGCTGACACGGCTATGCGTATGCAACAGATGGCTGCCCAAGGTGTGCGCCCTGTTGGTATGGCTGATGGCGGTTCCGTCGATAACTACATGGACGGTCCAGAGAATATCTATCCGACAATTTCTTCAGATCCTACTTCGGTTGGTCGTATCCAAGCTCTTGGAAGCCGCATCCGCAGTGTTGGATCAATGAGTGCCCCTGCCAGCAATCTTGGTGTGTCAGCGCCGGATGAGGCATTGCCTGTTGATCAAGGTGAGATTTCAGGTGCCACTGCGAAGAGTATGCAGTCACCTTCGACATGGTCGGATGAAGACATTGAACGTCTTGCTGATTACATATTCAATGCTGAAAAGCAGAAGTTTGAAACATCGACGGCAAAGACCCCCGCAGGTCGCGGTCTTCAGTCTTTGAATGTTTTCCGTCGTGCTCCTGATCGTGAAAAGATCAAAAAGGATCTTGAAGATCAGCGCACGATGTCTAAGCAGGCTGGTGTCACTGGTGCCGCAGACGAAGAAGAACGTCGTCGTAAGGCCATGATCGAAAACCCTGTTCCGAGTGTGTTCACAGAAGTAACACCGGAAAAGTATGCAGAAGCGCAGGCTCGTAGGGAAGCAGCATTAAAGTCTGCAAGTGAGGCTGGTGGTATCACTGATCTCGGTGTTCCTGCACCTGAACTTCCCGCTGCTCCTTCTGGTTTTGAAACAAAGGCTGGCGGCATCGATAACCTTGGTGTGCCTGTTGCAGAACCTCCGGCTGCGCCGTCGGGTCTTGAAGCACTTCGTGCTCCCGGCACTGTTCAAGGTGGTCGTGTTCCGGGAACACGTGATGACTTTGAAGAAACTGTTACACCCACTCCAAAGGCTGCAAAGCCTGCTGGTATTACTGCTGTTGGCGCTGCTCAGGATGCTGGTGCTGCACCTAAACTTCCTGACATGTCACAGGCTGGTCCGACGGATATGCAGCAGATTAAAGCGGAGCGTGCCCGTGCGCGTGAGGAAAATATCAATCTTGCTCTTATTCGTGCTGGTCTTGGTATTATGGCCGGTAAAAGTTCAAATGCCCTAGCCAACATTGGCGAAGGCGCTCAAGCAGGTATTGGTGCTTTCACGGAAGGCGAGAAGACCGCGCAACAGCAAATGCGTGAGGCTGTCTCTGATTTGCGTGAGCAACAGAAGATGGCTCAGGATAAAGCCTATCGTGAATCAATGCTTGGATTTGAGAAAACAAAAATGGGCATGGAAAGCGAGCGTCTTGGTCTTGCGCGGGATGCTGCGGCGCAAAACAAGGCGGAGTTCAATCAGACACTTGAGTTCAAAAAGCAAGAGTCTCAAAACGCTCTTAAGTCAGCAGAAGCGACACGTGATGCAACAGCAATCCGTGAGGCTTCCCGTCAGGTTAGCGAGTTGAGGAACACAATCATTACTCGCATCCAAATGCTTCAGAGTTCCAATCAGGCAACGATTGATCCTGTCGGAACAAAGGCGCAGATTGAAGCATTGACTAAACAGCTTGAAGCGGCGGAAGAAGATGCTAATGCTATTCGTAAGATACAGGGCCTTAGCCTTCCGTCTCAGAATAAGCCAAGCGCAACGATGAGTTCTGATCCACTTGGATTAAGAGGAAAATAATATGGCTGCGATCACGATTGAGGACTTTCGTCAAAAATATCCTCAATACAATGATCTCTCAGACGAGCAACTCGCCCAAGGTCTTCATCAAAAGTTCTACAGCGATATTCCCTTCGAAGAGTTTTCTTCAAAGATTGGGTTGAAGTCTGAGGAAAAGGATAAGTATCCGGCGCTTGCAGCGGCGGCGGATGTACCCTTGTCATTTGGGCGTGGTGTTGTTGGCGGTATCCGAATGATCTCCGATGCCTTTGGTGCTGACAGTGCAGCATCTAAAGCTTTGCAATCGGCTGACACGTATCTCGCTGATCTTATGTCAGCGCAATCAAAGAAGGACGCCGCAGAAGTCTCTCGCATTATGCAAGAGGCTCAAGACAAAGGCGTATATGAGCAGGTAAAAGCAGGTCTCAATGCCCTGTCAGTTGCTCCAGTAGACATTCTCACAAACGCTTTGGGAACTGCTGCTCCTACGATTGTGGCTGGATTGCTTACGACAGTTGCGGCTCCTGAGGTTGCAGGTGCGGCTATGGCTGCGCGAGCAGTGCAAGCCGGTGTTGGCGCAATCAGTGGCGCAGGTACCATAAAAGGTACAATCTATTCTGACGTCAAAGCCGCTCTTAGGGAACAGGGCGTTCCTGACGATCAGGCGGAACAGGCTGCACGAGAAGCGCAATCCTACAACGGCAAGAACCTCGACAGCATTCTTGGCGGAACAATCCTTGGAGCGATTGCTTCTTCAACGGGTCTTGAAAAGACAGCGGCTAAGTCGCTTGCTTCCAAGATATTGAAGAATGCCGTTTCAAAAGAAGCTGCGACAGAAGTCGGTGAAACTGGTGCAAAGGCTTTTGCAAAGGGCTTTGCAAAAGAAATGTCCACTGAAGCTGCTCAGGCGGGTCAAGAACAACTTGCATCAAACATCGCCGCTCAACGTGAAGGCATTGAAACACCGACAATGCGTGGCGTTGCTGGTGCTGCGGCACTTGAAGGTATCGCTGGTGGTATTCTTGGCGGTGGCGTAGACATCGCTGCCGCTCGTCCAAAGACAACCGTTGAAACAAGATCCGAGGACCAAGATCTTCTCGACGCGATCAAACTATACAATCAAGATAAACAGGCTCCGGGCAACACTCCTGTTCTTCTCCTTGAAGACCAAACAGGTAATCGTCTTCTTGAGTTTGCTGAACAGAACCGTGAGAAGATCCCGTCTCTTGGTGTCATCCTTGATTCCAACGCGCCGCGTGACATCAAGATTGATCTCTTGAAGAGCAAGATCGGAGAACAGTTTGAGTTTGTTCCGAATGCTCCTGTGTCAGCGACAGGCCAACTTGCGTTGCCTGAAGTTGAGAAGGGATCAGTCAAGCCACATGAAGCATATAATATGCTCGTGGAATCTGGTGCTCCGCTCTCGGACCTTACCTTCCAAGAAACACCGGGCGGCAATCTCCGCTTGATGAGCGGTAATGAAAAGGTCTTGACAGCGCCTATCCGTTTTGGATCAGAGCGTGAAAAGACTTTGTTTGTTGAGGCGCTTCGTCGTGAAAACGACATGCGTCAGCAGGCCGATTATCAAGATCAGTCGGAAAGCTATAAGAAGCAACAAAAGAACTTGATGACGGAAACGCTGGCGGCTGCTGCGCGTGAAGTCAACACTCCTATGTATCCTGTCACGCTTGCTGATGTTAGCCGACTTGATCCGGAACTTGTTCAAAAGGTCCGAGTTTCAAGGCAACAGCAGGGTTCTACAAACATCGATGCGCCTGCAACGATTGATGAGTTGCGTGAACGTGGGGCATCTCGTGACACGCTGACAAAATTGGCTCTTGAACAGAAGCCGATCACTGCTGGCGGTGACACGATTCGTCCCGAATATCTGGAAGAGAGACTCGGACCTCGGCCCTCGGAACCTTCTCCGACGGCGATGACAGAAGAGCAGCTCGGTCAGTTAAAACTTCCTGAAGTGACAGCTACCGGCGAAGAAGCGCGTCGTCTTAAGAAGAAGGCCGCGCCTGCTGAACAAGTTGCACCACAAGAAGAAACCCCTACCGAACCGCAACGTGTATTTCAAAGACGCCCAGAGCGTCCGGCATATCCTGAAATACCGGCAGTCGAACGTCCCGACGCGCAGGCGTTGGACAGCGCACGTGCATTGATTGATGACAGAATCAATCGTGTCAGGGGTGACAAGGAACAAGGTCAGATAATCGCTGGCGCATTGCGTAAGGCGTTGGACAGCGGTGACTTTAGCCCGGAACAAATGGTTGCAGCATTCAATGCTGCTGATGTGACAGCACGTCTTCTTGGTAAGACGGAAGTTGATCCGCATACGTTTGAGTTCTTGGGCCGTGTATTTTCTGGTGGTCAGGAGGCTTTTGGTAAGCGCGTTCCTCCGTCAGAAACCGTTCGCGGTCTCATCCAGTTCTCACTGAAGAAGGAAGCGATTGGTGAGCGTAATGAAGCCAGTCGTACGGCAGCGCATGAAGCGTTTCACGTTCTTCAGGACATCTTTGCAAAGTATGACCCGCAGGGGTCGAAGATTATCAAGCAGGCGTTCAAGGGCGCTCGGTCCTTGGATGACATCAATCCAAGCCTGCTGTCTGCGTTGAAGCGTATTAAAGATCCTGACAGCGGGTCATCGATCTACGACTCTATTCAAAGAGACGTTCCGCAGAGCGTTTTTGATGATCTTGGTGACAACCAAGCGCAGCGCGAGCGCGAGTTGCAGGCGTATGTGTTTGAATATCTGGACAACGCTTTGTCAAAGGGCGAAAGCCCGAAAGGACTTGGCGGTGCATTTACTCGTCTGTTGAATTTCATCCGTAACTTCAAGGAACGCTTCGGCAACCTTGTTAAGGGACAGGGCTTTGTGTCAGCAGAGGATGTCCTCGGTCAAGTGTCACGCGGCGAGCGGCAGGCTGGCATGGGTGAGCCGGGAGCACGTGTCAAAAAAGACACGTCAGCGGCTGCGGAGGAATTTTCTGCTGCAATCAAGAAGACCGGTCAGGCTGGCACGGCAAAGGTAAACTCTGACAGGTTCCGCACGATGTGGGACAATATGCGCGAGTTCTTCCAGCCGTTTGCCTTGATCAATAATCTTGAGGAACTTTTCCAGCTCCGCAATCTTTCCGTTGGAACGACGGCGAAGTCTGAGGAGTTTGCTCGTCAGATGTCTGACACGATTTCAAAGGGTTCGGACAAGGATCGGGCGGCGGTCTATAAGTATCTCACGACACGCAATGCTGTTCCGGATGCAATCTCGGACAAAAATGTCCGGAATGCTGCGATCCAGACAAAGAAGGAAATCAATTCTATAGCCAAGCAGCTTCTTGAACAGGGGCAGCTTAAAAAAGAAAGCTTTGAGAAGTATTACGACCAATACTTGCCGCGTCTCTACATGGTCAACGTCTTGAACGGAAAAGGTCTCAAGACACCGCTCGGCGGCAAGAGTATGCAAGAATATCTGTATGAGCGTAACAACGATCTTACAGAAGAAGAACGCGCTATTATGGGTGAAATTAAGGACCCTGCGTTCCTTGCATATATAGCGATCTCACGTCCGTCGAGAGACTTGGCAATGATCAAGTATCTCAACAACATCTTTGCAGTTGGCGAAGA